CAATTACGCCCGGATATGGATATTCTGAAACAACAGTGGTCATCGTGATTTCATAATAATATAAACCACCATCCTCAACATATTGAGTGAAAGCTACCGATCCATTATTAGATGCGCTATTCCCAGTTACCGTTGAATTTCCATTAGATAAAGTGCAAAGAGAGCCTTGAATAAGCGGGTTAAACGTTGCGTAATTCCCAATCGTACTCCCACTATCCGTAGGGGTATCTGTTGTCTGTGTGGGTGAATTATTTACAGTCCAATCATTACCATTGCCAGAAGAATCCTCTCCTAAATTTGATGCATTTTCAAAATTAAGATGAGAACCATTTGTTCCATATGATAAAGCATGTGCTGTTAAATCACTAGGTATCCAAACTCCATCAGAATTTTCTGTTCCAAAATCAGATGCTACGCCAGCGGTACCATCCAAATAATGAAATTCTGCAATATACGCATTTAAATAATCACCAGCAGATCCCATGTAGCTAGATCCAAGAGCCATCGTTTGATTAATATCAGTGGCATAACTAGATGTATAATTCGTAGCACTATCAAAAGCAGTAATTAACTCTCCGTTAATCCATGTTTGTTGTCGCATACTCGCTACATCACTAGTTGTATCAACTGCGGTAACAATATGATACCACGCTGATGGATCACGTAATTTTGGAGTAGCTAGGTGATAACCATTCCAACTAGCACTAGCATATGTTCCCCACTCCAGTTGATTTAATCTATATCTAAAAGAACAGAAATTACTTGCGTCTGCTCCACTACTTACTATACCCTGCCAACCAGTACCGAGAGTGGTAAATTTCACCCACATACTAAATGTATATGTAGTCTGACTTTGACCTGTTCCAGCCCATGTGAAGTAGTTTGAAGAACCCGAATCCATTATAACAGAATTATTTATAACATAAGCAGCCTCACCTGTAGCCGCCCACCATTGTGAACTAGAAAGTACCATTATGCGAAAGCCAACTGCGGTGCGCCTAATTGAATAGAACCCGCCGCCTTTACAAAATATGGGATAATATCTACTGCACTTGCTGCGGTAGAAATAGTCAGGCCAGACCCTCCAGGTGTTTCATAATCAGTTCCCAAGGAAAGCGTTCTGGAACCTGTGCCATCTTGAATAACGACGATAATCCCAGATTGGCCCACTGTTTCCGTAGTAGGATTATCTAATGTAACATTGCCCGTAAAGGTCAGGATGAAATTCTGATAAGCGTTAAAGTCGAGTGTAACACCGCCAGTATTTGTAGTATCCGTTAAGGTTGCCCCAATTGCGGCCTTACCAAATGTAGTCATCTGGTTTTCGTCAATTGACATTGCAGGGGTTGTACCAACCGCCGAACCCAGACCTATTACAAGATCATCAGCCGAATCATCAAGTCCTATGTAATAGTCTTGTGCATTACCGTCGAAGACGATCTTGGCATCTTCCGTTGCCCCATCACCGATTGTTACGGCATCGTCCGTGATGGAAAGAATATTATTTGTTCCTACGGTAGAGCCTTCTCCAATAATGAGTTTATCGGCGCTGTCATCCAAGCCAACATAAAAATCTTTAGCGTAACCGTCAAAAACGATCTTAGAATCGACTTCCGTACCATCACCGATTGTTACAGCATCATCATCTAAGGTAAGGATACCATTAGTACCTACGGCAGATCCTACTCCAATAACAAGTTTATCGGCGCTGTCATCGAGTCCGATATAGAAATCTTTGGCATTACCGTCATAAACCAGCTTAGTGTCTTCATCCGTACCGTCACCGATTGTTACAGCCGCCGCCGGGAAAACAACGGCTTGATTTTCATCGATGGACATTGCCGGGGTTGTGCCAACCACGGATCCAGAACCAAGGACAAGATCGTCCGCTGAATCGTCTAGGCCGATATAGAAATCTTGCGCGGCACCGTCGAAGACAATCTTAGTGTCTTCTGCCGTGGCATCACCAACCGTAATTGAATCTGACACATACAAGTTAGCAAGCGCATCAACAACTGCCGCACCACTTCCCGCACCATCACAATATACTACAGCAGAGGAACCATTGGGTACGGTGATATTTGCACCAGACCCTTGACTAAGAATAACGCTGTACGGACCACTAGATCCAGAATCTGTGGTAGCGTTTATTATAATAAAATAAGCCGCCGTGGTGTTAGGTGCTATAGTAACCGTATTGTTGGCACCCAACGCTCCTGTGAATTTAATCACACGATACATACCAGCTTGAACGTTAGATGTACCAGAATCGGGAGAGGCTTCCCGGACGGTTAACGTATGCGTTGTTCCTGAAATGGCTACCGCACTATATGCTGCAATGCGGTCTATGATATCCCAGTTGTAATTAGTTGTTGTTCCCCAAGCACCAGATTGGTCGCCAGACCCCATTTCTTCGATGCCGAAACTTGTTGTATATGAAGAAGCCATATCCTTTTCCTTATGCTGCTATCTGTATCCAATTGGCGGATTGAGTAGTGTCAATTTCTTGCCAGATCAAGGCTACACCAACCGCCGTAGACGCTTGAACCCCAGTAGGTGTGACAGTCATAGATATTCCTGCTGTTGCAGTACCTACTTCAGTAGCGGCTGAGACTCCTGTGACTGATTGAGTTACAGGTATATAAACAACTGGAGATCCTATACCTGTAGATGCTGAAACGCCAGTAGGTGAAAGATTAACACTCACACCTGGAGTTACTGTACCCACCGCTGTAGAAGCAGAAACTCCTGTTATACTAACGGTTATAGGAAGACTAACCGTTGTCGTACCCACCGCTGTAGAAGCAGAAACACCCGTAATGGAAACAACCCCAGGACCGTTCCACGGCCCTGAATTCCAGGTTTCTCTGCCCCAACCGTTAAGGGTGGTGTTATCTGCCACTAAGAGATCCTTATAGCCGCATTATTTGCATCGTTTGCAGGCCACTGAATAGTGAAATCCCCTGCACTGGAAGATTTCGCTGACACAAAATCATACATCGCTACCGCAGGATATGCCGCGTGATTAGTTGTAGAACCAGTACCCGCAGTAGATAAGGTAGAGTTATATATCAACGCTCCCATTGCATTGGAAATAGTAGATGTTGACCATGTGGTATCTGCAAAATCCAAGTAGGCCGTTGTCGTTCCACCGCTATTATCACCCATACCAAGTGTCACACTTCCCAGAGTCGCGCCACCGGCTGAATAAGCCGTACCCGTTACTTCATTACTCGTAGTGTAACCAGTAGTATCCTGATCTATGGTGGCGCTATCGGTGAACATTGCTACTTTAAATGTATCGGCACCAATAGCACTAGAACCCGTGCGTGTATGAGCAGTCCAAAAATGTATTCCAGCCATTGCTTCAGCTTTAAATGTTCCGCAAACAGCAGATGTTCCAATAGCCATTACAGCCTCCTTATAATTTCAGCAATGTCTTCGTGACCTTGCTTTTTCATCAAAGCCCAAATTGTAGTTCGTTCGCTTTGCGCCATTCTATTCATATAAAAAATTAGGATGTCCTTCAACCTATCCTTATACGCTAAAGCCTGTTCTCGTATAACAGGCGGCGCATCTTCCGAAACCAGCATAATCTTATTCAATGCCATCTCAGCCATTTCTTCAGGAGAATGCCCCCTATCGGTAGATGTAAAAACAGCCACCTCTCCAATCTCAGAATTACCAGAAGCATCGAACATTACTGCACCGCCCTGCGGACACGATCATAGCGATATTGATCCCTTGTTTGTAGCCCTTCTCCAAGATTTTTCATCCACTGAATAGATTCTTGAAACCTGTTGTTATATAAAGAAAGAAGATCCTGTTCCCCTTTCATAAACGTATAGGCTTCCACAAGGCTACCGTATAAAAGAACAAGATCTGCATTATCTCCAAGCCAACTGGTTCCATCAGAACTTGTCGTTATGGAAGTCGGACGATAAAAATAATGAAGCTCCATTGAAAAATCAGCATTAGGAGTCGGCGCTAACAAAAAAGTGCTGGAATCCCAATCCGCATAATAACGCGGAACTCCAGTGGTAGTCGGATCCGGCGTATAATCCTGTAAAAAAGTTACTTGCTTATAAAGCAAAAATTCTTTGCTTGACGAATTAATTACACTCAAAGAATTTTGAGCCAAAAAATCCGCAGGTTTTTCCAGATACTCATTTCCGTTAGTCGCGCTACCTTGGGAATTTTTACGAAAAACATCTAACTGACATTCCTTCAGAATCCGCTCTTCCGCATTCACAATAAAAGCAGGCAACTGAGTGACAAAGGTAGTCTCTGCATTTTGCGTATAATCCTGAATCGCTGTTTTTAATGTAGTAAAAGTATATGCCATATTATGCGCTCACCGTTACAGGACCCGCAGAGGATGTACCTCCTCCACCATCAACATTACCTACCGTAGCTGTTCCACTACCCGCAGTAAAAGTGTACCTATCATCATTCACCTTTGTAATAGAAAAACCAGCCGCTGCCTCAATAGTCGCTGAAAGAAAACCATCAAAGTCTTCTACAGAACGAAATCGAACGGTGTCTCCCGTGCTTTTACCATGACCCGGTTGTGTGACGGTTATCACAGCACTGCCACTGGACCCGGATCTAAACGCATCATATTCTAAAAGAACCGTAACAGCGGGCTCCGTTCTATCCGGACGCGGGTTACGAAGAGCCTGGGGGTCTCCCACCACCCGAACAGGATTAAGTTGGGGTTGCTTCGATTCCCACTCATCTTTACCCACCAACATACCTGTCCATTCTTTCCGCATATCTCTAAGTTTATATGCGGCCCCCGAACGATCCGATATACCTAACGCATATTTATCTGAAGCATATTTTCCCATAATCACACGGCACTTATAAAGGTATACGTTGGAACTAAATTAATAGAGGGCATGTCGCGATCTTCTTGAGCCGCCCGCAAATATTCTTCCTCATACAACCCTTTAAGAAGTTGAACTTTCTCTGGAGCTTTTTTAAGAGCTAGATAATATGCCAAACCTGCCACTAAACAGGGATAAAAACGGAATGGCATATCTACAGTATTTGCGGAGGTATCAGCATCATCCATCCGTACCAAGCGGTCGTAGATCAATTGATCCGTACTATTTTCAGGAGAAGGCCAGACCTTAACAACAGGCGTAATCTGTCTATCCACAAAATATTGGACGGGACGCCCCGTCGTAGTTTTATCCGGAATGCTTAAATAAGTGTCCCGACTAACAGCACTAATAGAAAGGTCCGATCCACTACGTCTAATCACCGCCGATAACGTATCTATTGTAGATTGGACGTTTTCCAAGGAAACAACAGAAGATACCGTAGTAGTAGCCCCACTGGTTCCTCCGGTAATGGTTTCCGCTGCGGCAAAAGTACCAGAAGGAACCGTAATGGTCATAGAAGTAGCAGAAGGCTTAGTAATAACAGATGCCGTAGCCGCACTCGTACCACCCGTAATAGTTTCACCTACCGTGAAACTACCACTTGCCGCCACACTCATGGTTATTGTTCCTACCGGATATTCAAGAACCCCAACCACAAGGTTTTGGGTGACCCGCTCAATGGTCCATTGATTAAGTCCACGATTAGCCCAATCTGCAAAAAGGAAATTTAAAGATCTACGAGCAGTGCGGGCATCATAGCCTGTCCGTAACTCTAATCCACAACGCTCAAATGCTTCTTCTACATATTCCGCTACATTAGGTTCAAAATCCTTAGATCCAGAAACAGCCATGATAAAAACAACCTTCCATACTATTTCTGCATCAGTAGTCTTTAATCATACGCAAAACTACGTTGTAAGAATCTCCGGTAGCACCCGCCCCTGTGGTGGTAAAAAGAACATCACCGTTAGGAGACGTTCCTAGTTTTGACGAAAGACCACCAAAAGCAGACATATCAACATGGTCCGTAAAATCCGAAGGAAGATGCGTGATAAAAATATCTGTACTAGCGTCAGATAAAATCTCTACGGTCATACCAACCGTAGAGTACCAGATCTCAGCAATCCGAACACCAGTACACGCATCTCCTTCGATACTTGTTTCAAGGCTAGATACATCCACTTTTGTAACAGCACTCTCATTTCCATCATCTACATATTGATATGTAAAGCTCATTACAGCTTGACGAGGACCATCCAAAATTGTGGTAGAAGTAACTACATCAGCCATAATTTACCCCTATTCTTTTATCAACCCAGAAAGTACCATCGCCTTGTGTGCAGCACTACCGGGAGGTGGAACCTCCAAAGCAACCTTTTTCTTTCGTTCAGGTTTCTTCTTTTCCGTCCAAGCTTCGTTTTCAGGCGTAGCCGGATCATCCCCAACAAACTTTCCTTTGGTGGTCCGCGTTCTGGTTTTTG